GCTATATAATCTCTTGGTATTACTTTTAACGTTTGTGCAGTTGCAATTGTGCTTAATATAATCATCAACTATATAACGTAAATAATTAACTAATTTGTAGAAATTATATTGTAAAAAAAAAGCACCCATAAGGATGCTTAATTCTAACTAAATAATAAACCTCTTATGGTAGTGGAGGTGTATCTGCTGGTGTTGGATCAATCGGTGATGCTGCTGCAGTTACTGCTGCTGATAAAAAGAAAGGTGCACTTTCTTCCATTCCCTCAAATGTAAGTGTAAAACCACTTAAATCCCCAGCTGCTGCTCCAGTCACTATTGTTCCACCAGTTACTTCCATACCATTTTCATATCCACATAGGAAGTTATTTCCATAATAATCTTGAACAACTACGTATGGTCTTGATAATGCAATATTTTGTAATTGTTGTTGTGTTAATGCATCTAAAAACGTTAATGTTAAATTTAAAGTTTGAGTGTAAAAAGTTGTCCCATTTTCTCTACTGCTCGTTACAGTAGTTTCTAAAGATGAATTTCCTTTTACTGCATATTCGTACCAAGTTGTGCTTCCAGCTATTGTTGCTTCCCCAGTTGTAGCACTTATTGTTACCCCAGTAATAGTACCAAAGTTTGCAAGGAAAACAGATTTTATCCCTCCAAATGCACTTTTGCAAGGTAATGCTCTACCTTTTGTTATTGTACAAGCCATTGTTTTATATTTTTTTTAAAAAAAAAGGGCAAGTAGATAACCTACCTACCCTATTTTATTGGTTAATTAATTTTTAAGCATATTGCACTAAATCTTCTGCAACTCCAAACTGTACTCCAGATGTAAATCTCATTACCATTCGTACATTGTCTGAACCATCTAAATCTGCCATATCCAATACTTTTACTTGGTTTGTATCATTTAACAATCCAGTTCCAAAGTATAGGTTACTTCTTTGTGCTGCATACATTTTGTTGTCTGACATACCAGGACATACAAAAATCTTAACACCATTAACAGTTAGTGATCCGTTGTTCCACCATTGCGTTCCCATATTGTTAACACCATTTGCACCTAATCCAGCTGCTGCGAAACCTCCTAATGCTTGAACATAAAATTTAGCTGCTTTAGAACCGATGTAGATAAACAAATCTTCTTTTCCATAAAGTGAACCTGGAATAGCATCCACAACTTTAGAAAGTTCAGCAATAATGTTTGCTGCAGTTAATGTAGTTTTAGTAATTTTTTGTGCTGCTGGAATACTACCTGCTGCTGCTAAAATTATTTTTTCAAACCCATCAAATGAATTGTTAGAACTTGCAGCAGTATTTCCTTGCCAAATACAAAATTCTGTATTCTGTGCAACCTCTGCTGCTACGTGAGCAATCATAAAGTCTGTAAATTTAGGTGGTAAAGTTTGTGCTAAACCATATCCCATAGACTGACTTTCCCAATCATCAACAAATGATTTTTTACAAAGTTGTAAGTTCACTTGCAATTCTTTTGGTTCAATAATTCTTTCAGTTAATGTTACAGTAGATGTTGGTGTAAAATCACATCCAGCAGCAGTTACTAAAGAACTTGTTCCTAATTTCTTAATTACTTCTTTGTAACTAATGTTTGCTTTTACTGTTAGTCCACCATCATCAATAGTTGATGCTGAAAGTAAAGCAGCTGCAATATACTCTCCAGCAAATTCCCCAGCATAGGTAGAAGTTATTGTTACAGTAGTTGCAAGATTTGTTTTTCTTAAATTTGCCATTTTTATTTTATTTATTTAATTTATTTAATACTCTATCTAAAGTTGTTCCGAATTTTCCACTTCCAAATTCTACTTTTGCTTTATTAGTTTTTGGTTGTGAATTTCTTGTAATTGGTTTTCTTGCAGCTGATAAATCTTCTTTTTTCTTATCTTCTGCTTTTTCTTCTTTGTCATCCATTAAAGAAGAATATTGTTTTTTAAGTTCTTCAATTTCTGATTTTACTTCTTCAATAACTGGTGCAATAACTTCAACTACTGCTTCAACTATTGCTTCAACTTCAGATGCTACTTCCTCTGGTACTTCAGTTTCAATAGTTTCTTCTAAATCTTCAGTTTCTTCTTTAGCTGGTACTCCATCAGATACATCTCTTACATCTGCAATGATACCTTCTTCTTCTACGATAAGTAATCTACCATCTTCAAGGATATACTCCCCTACTGGCATTGCTACTTTTTCATCATCTGTTACAATGAATACTTCGTTTCCTTTTTCTAATGATTCAGTTGTTATAACTGTTCCATTCTCTAACTTCATATCCTCAAGTTTTACCTCGATGTTTAGAAGCGTTTTAATGTCATTTAACATTTTGGTTGCTTTCATAATACTTATATAACGATTTTTAATTTATTTTTTGCGTTTTCAGTCTGTTCTTGTTATTACTCCTATACCTTGTGCCCTCATAGAACCATCACAACAGTCAATAGAATATGTATTGGTATCCCAACATAAACAAGCACGAGATGATCCAGTAGGTGATGTTCTACTTGGTATAAAGGTTTTATTTTTGTTGTTTCTTGGCATTATCTCCAAAAATCATTTGAACCAGTAACATTTATTACTTCTCTGTATTTTGCTTTAGCATCATCACTTAATGATTGTGCGGTTGTTACTCTATTGTATAAATAATTAAAGCCATCGTAAACATCTTCAACATCAAGACCTAATTCATTAGCACGTACTTGTACTTCATCTAATTTTGATCTTAATCTATCAGCCATTTCCCCTAACATTGTAGTTGAACCATTTACAATAAAATCATCAATATTATATCTTAAACTTAATTCAGAATAAGCATCCATAATTTCATCACCCCATTCATAAGCTAAATATGATGCTTCTGATTCAGATTGTTCAAAACTTTCTAATTCATTATCAATATCTTCTATCAAACCTAAAGCTACTTTATGTGCTTTTAAATCTACCTTTTTATTAGGCATTTTATCTAATACTTTTTCTAATCTACTTTTCATTTTTTTATTTATTTATATGTTGTCTATTAATTTAGCTAACTCATCGGTTAATCTTCTTAATTCTTTTGAATTATTACCTATACTATAAATGTCATCTGGTATTTCAAGACCTAATTCGTATGCCATTTCATCAAATTTATTGTATAAATCATCTAATTCATCAGACATAGAAATAATGCTATTATAATCTGTTTTTATCATTCTAATTTTGCTTATTGCCATTTCAACATCTTGTTTGTCTTGTCTAACAAGACCAATCATTTCAGCAATAGAATCTCCTTTACTTTTAATGTCATCAACTAAACCTAAATCAACTTTATGCTTTTTTAAACCTAATTTTTTCTTCGGTAGTTTTCCGTAAACCTTTTCAATGTTATTTTTCATTGGTCAATATATTTATGATTTTATTTAATATCTCTTGATTACTTTTATCTTTTGAATATTCCTCTTTAATCTTGTCATTAGGTGCTTCCATTTTGTCTGCAAAGTAACCCTCAATAGAAAAACCTTTAACTTTATTTGTTTTAACATACTCTTGCCATATTTCATCATTGTTAACTTTTACTGCACCCATCCAAGTTCCTACTGGTACATTCAATCCGTATTTTCTTGACTTGTCTTGTACCTCATCTTCTACGATCCAACTTTCAACAAGTGTTAAGCCTTTTAAAGTTTCGTTGTGTTCTAATGTACTGTTATGCTGATAACCATTCTTTAAATATAACTGTGATGCTTTTTGTACTGTATCTTTTGAAAAATAAATGTAATACTCTCCCTCTCCACCATTTCTGTAAATAGGTTTGTTAGGTATTAATAAAGCACCCATTAATATTTTCTTATCCTCATCTACTTTAGCTAATTTTATTTCTTGGTCTTTTAAGGCAACAAAATCTGATTCAATAGCTGGACTTTCTACAATAGATATTGCTTCAACTCCAGTTTCCTCTTGTTCCTCATCTAAAATAAGTTCTATTATTTTCATAATTATATAACGTTTTTAATTTTAAATTTTGCGTTTATCCTATACTTGCACCCTCAATTATATTTCTATCTAATTCTTGTGCAGTAGATACATCAGTTGCAACAACGTATGCTCTTGTTGGTTCTTGCGTTTGACCACCTATTGCATCTGCTAATTGATTTGTTTCACTTGCTCCTACAATATTAAATGCTGGTGGTTGACTTTCTGGTGTGTAAGTTGGTGTTGCACCACCTCCAGCTGCACCTCCACCTCCAGCACCACCTCTTGTTGGTACTTTAGTTTGTGTAATTTTCTTTACTGCACCGAAACCAGCTATTGCTACTGCTGCACTACCAGCTATTTTTGCTGCTATTGCCAAAGGTGTAGGTAAATTTGTATCTGCTGGGTTTCCCCATATTGCTGCTATACCAGTAAATGTACTTATTGTTGCTGCTGCTATTGCTAATGCTTTTCCAGCAGCAGTTTCTTCTCCAGCAAGTTGACTTAAACTTTGTAATCCATTTCCAACTTCATTATATGCAGCTAATTTTGCATCTTTTTCTTTTTGTGCTATTTCAATAGAAGCATCTGATATTTCCTTTTCTCTTTCTACTCCTTGTTGTCTTGACTGTTCCATAAATTCATCAAGTGCTATCTGTGCATCTACCTTTGCTTGTGTACCAGCATTTGCATTATCAACTATTGCTTGTAGCCTTGTTGCTTCTTGTTCTGCTTCAAGTAAATCAATTTCTGCTAATCTTTCTAATCTTAATAGTTCATCTTCTATTTGTTCAGCATTAAAACGTTTCTGTTCTATTGATAATTTAGATTCACTTTCTAATATAGCATTGTTAAGTTCTATTCTCTCTTTATCTAATGCTAAATCATTTGATTTTTGTTCAGACCTAAAACCCTCTATTTGTGCAAGTACTCCCTTTTTTTCTGCTTCTGCTTCTAATACTTTAACATAATCTTCATCTTTTTTAGTTAATTTAAATTGTGCTTGAGCAGCAGCCAATACAGCATTGGCATTTTTAGTCATTTCTTTTTCTTGCTCATCAAGAACTGTATTTAAATCATTGTTGGCTTTTATTCTATCTGCAATACTATTACGTTCCTCATCTCTTACTTGTCTTAACTTTTCTGCTTCTTTATCCTTTTGCTCTAATACAATTCTTGATTGTGCTACTGCTATTTCTGCTGACTTTTTTAAAGCAAGATTTGACTTTGCAGTTTCAGAAGCAGTTTTAACACTTACCTCTGAAAATTCCTTAACTATGGTATCTCCTATTGCACCAACCTCTCCTACTGCTTCACTAAAATTATCAACTACATCTTTACCAGCATTTTTTGCATCTTCAGCAATTCCAACTATATTTGTTTTTGTTTCTAATATATCCTTATTTAGTTGTTTAATCTTATCTGCATCTTTTCCACCAAAGAAACTATCTTCCCAAGCCAACATTGCTTCTTGTATTCCTAACTTAATTGCGTAAAAAGAAAATTTTATTGGGGTTAATGATAATGTTAAAATACCACTCAACACTTTTCCTAAAGCATCAAAGTTATCTGTTGTTTGTGTAACTGCTTTATATATATCTGTTATAGCACCAAGCACTTGATTAAAAACTATCTGTGCAGTTTCAAAAACAAGATTTAAACCATCCATTACCTCTTGGTTTTCTCTTATTGCACCACTAACAAATTCAAATGCTTGTTTTAACAAAAAAACAATACCACTTGCTTTTGCTAAATTACCAATAGTTAAACCAACTTTTTTAATTCCTTTAGCACTTTCTTCAGAAGCCTTTTCTACTGCTTTAATACTTTTGGCAGTTTCCTCATTTGCTTTTACAACTTCCTTTTCTAATTTAGCATACTCTTTTTGAAACTCATTAAGATTTTTAACAGCTTCTTTATATTTTAACTCAAAATCTACAACTACTTTTTGTGCCATTTTCTATCTCTTTTAATTTGTTTTATACCTTCAGATAATTTTTCTGCAAGTTTGTTTTTACCTTGTGCTATTCTTATGTTTTCTGTTTCTCCGTTTACTACTTGTAGTAAGTCAATTATATTTTTTATCATAAGTCGCTATTTAATAATTCAAATTCTGTTTTCCCAGTTGTTAGGTTTGTAGTCATTGAATTTATTTTGTAATTCTGTTGTCTAAATCTTATTCTGTCATATAGTTTTAAACTACTAAATATTTTATAAGGTAGATATGCAGTAACTTTTGTTAGTCTTAATCTTGTATTAAAAACTTCTTGTATATAATTTTTATAATGGTTTTGAAATAATGTGCCTGTAAAGTCGTTTGCATCTGCATAAATATTTGCATTATATTCCATTGTTTCATTGTTAAAATGTATTGATGTATTACTTGTTGATGGGTTTATTTCTTTCGTATTCATCGGTATCCAGTATTCAGTAATTTGGGCAGGAGTTGCTGCCTCTGATGATTTTAGCGAAAATGATGTTGATGTTAAAGGTGGCTGCCTCCTAAAACCATAAAAAATTAAAGGGTTGCCATAATATGCTTCTTGGTTATCATCTACAAAATAACCATACATTAATGTTGATGTAGTATTATTACTACTATTCCATAAACGTTCAAACATCATATGTTCAAAAGGTAATTGAATACTATATTTTTCAGTTGGTGCATCAAAATAATCATTAGCACTATAAGACAAACTTCCCCAACCTGTGTTATTAAGTTGCTGATATTGTTGTGCTAAAAATGTTTTTAAACCTTTATAACTAAAATCAATTTCTTTAAAAGGTAACGCAATATCTACTGTTGATTTTGTTACATCTAAATACTTATCAATATCTACGCCTATAAATTCAGGTAGTTCCCCTGATGGGGGTACTGTTTGTGGTGCTTTATTATAAAATTCATCTAAAGGCTGAACAACAATAATGTCATCTTCTACATAAGCAGTAAGATTAAACATTTGAAATATACCTGTTAGAAAATCTATTATTTTCATTTTAGGTATTTGCTCTTGCATTCTAAATAGTATTGTTTCGGAATTTGTGAAACTGTTTGATGTTTTCCAATATTGATAATAATATTCTGGACCTTGTTCAAATGTGTCTTGATACGCTATTGTCCATCGTATGCCATTAGCTGGTATTGTAATAGGGCTTCCACTTGGTGCAGTTATTTGTACTATATATTCAGCATTAGGTTGAAACATTCCTGTTTGATTTGTAACAGAAACATTTCCCATAAATTGTGTTCCTGTAACATTTACTAAACTATCAACAACAGTTTGTTGTCCGTTTTGTATCATTATAACTCTTGCAGAGTAAGTGTTACTATTTCCAGGATATATTCCTACTGTTGTTTGGTTTAATTTATAAAATCCTCCCCAAGCAGCAGCACCACCACTACCAATGGTAACAACCCCATTATCTTCTGTTGAAAAAGTAACACAACCTTGATTACCAGTACAATTATAAGTACCCAATTCTGAAACTTGACTCCAAATAATATCTACTTGTTCTGCTGGTGTTACATTACCTTTTTTTCTATGCAGCCACATATATAGATTGTTCCAATCTGTATTCGAAGCATCGTTAAAAAAATCATTTGAAAACGTTATAGGAAATTGAGCTTCTATTGCATCGATAATTCTTTGTAATTTTAAAGCGTATTTAAACTGATTATAAACAACCCCATTGTTTGTATATATATTTCTATAATAAATATTATTAAGCCCCCTGTCAGCATTTGCACTTGAATATGTAAGCCTTGCAGTATGCGTAATTAATGGTACAATAATATCATCGCCATAATCTGTATTTTCAATTTTATCTTTTACAGTTGTGTAATTATAATCTAAATTTAGGGTGTTTAAGTCTGTTAAGCTACTTAATTGGTTATCCCCTAAAATATCTTTTAAATCAACTGTACTACCATAAAATGTAACCTTGTATGTATGTGGTACATTATTTTTTAATTCAACACCAGTCAACGCTATTTTGCCTGTTTTAAATAGTATATCGTTTAATTCTAATGTAGCACCTACTTTTACCCTTGCGTCAAAAGCACTACCCTCTGAAATATCAAAATTATAATAATGCTTAAATAGTTTGTTGTTTTTTGGTGATGCTGGTAATGAAAAGGTTTTAGTAAATTCAGTAAAGATTTTTTTTATGTCTTTTACGTTTTGTATTGTTTGCGTAAAAGATACTGATTCATCTTTAAATTGGTCAACTCTATTAGCCTCCGTATAAACTCCATTAATTCCTTTATTACCAATATATAGTATTAATTTCTGCTGCATTATCTGATGTTATTTATATAGTCAAACGCTTCTTCAAATTCAATAGTATATTCAACTAACCTATCATTAACAGATGTTTTAAATTTTAGTGATGATTTTTTTACTTTTACTGGTAAAATATCCTCTGATTCA